TAATGGTGTTGGGCGTCCAGTTCAGTTTGAGCAGAGAATGAATAGATCTACTGCAGTCTGGCAGATGTATGGTGCATATCCATTTGACATCTCAGCAATGACTCTTAATAATGGACCAGCAGATCTACTGAAGATCGATGTTGACTTCAAATACGAAAGATTTAGATTTGACACGGTGGCAGAGGATGTATTATCCTTCAAACCTGAAGCAAATGATAAGGTCATTCGTAATTTTGATAAAATATTTGAGCGTTTGGGATTTGCCAGCGATCAGATAGATTCATCTTATTTTGGCACCTAAATAAATTTAATAGTTATGGAGCATTATGCCTTTACCTAAGCTCGCTATCCCCGAGTATGATTTGACATTGCCTATTACTGGCACTAAAATCACATATAGACCTTTCCTCGTTAAGGAGGAAAAACTGCTGTATCTCGCTATGGAGTCGCAAGACGACAAGCAGATGATCAAAGCAGTTAAGACCATCATCAGAAACTGCACCAACCTGAAAGGTAAGGTTGAAGATCTCGCAACATTCGAGATCGAATACATCTTCCTTCGCATTCGTGCTACTGCTGTTGGTGAAGCGAGTGAATTCAAAATCACCTGCCCTGATGATAATGAGACCCAAGTAGAAGTGATGGTCCCTCTCAATGAAGTTGAGGTGGTTATTCCTGCAGAGCATGAGAAGAAAATGCTTCTCGATGATAATGTAGGTATTGTTATGAAGTATCCGTCGATTGATGTATTCATCAGTCAAAATATGTCGGAGGATCCTAATATCGAGGATATCTTTGAGTTGGCAGCAGGGTGTATTGAAAGTGTTTACGATAAGGAAGAAGTCTATGACAACTTCACTAAGAAAGAAGCACTTGAATTCTTGGAAGACTTGAATTCCGAGCAGTTTGCTAAAGTCCAGAAATTCTTTGAGACTATGCCCAAACTGTCATACACACTTGAGGTTGTTAACCCCAACACTAAAGTCGTATCCGATGTTGTGCTTGAAGGACTAGCGAGTTTTTTCGCATAGCCCTACTGCATGATAGTCTTGAAAACTACTATAAGACAAACTTTGCCTTGATGCAGCACCACAAGTATTCGCTAACAGAATTAGAGAATATGATACCGTGGGAACGTGATGTATATGTGAATCTTCTCCTCGCACACATTGCTGAGGAAGAAAGAAGGCAACAACAAGATCAGTCACGAATGTCCCTCTAATGGCAGCAATCCGTAGTTTCGTTAAAATTCAACCGATAACTGGTAAATCAGGTATCGCCCAAAACATGGATCAGGTGCGTAAGAGCATCAATCGCATGGGGAGCGTGACGGATGGCATTGCCAAGAGTTTTTATGACACTACTGAGCTTCTAAAGTTTGAGAAAGATTATCTTACAGACACTTCCAAGACAGAAGTCACGACGATTAAGAAGAAAGATAAGAAGGATAAGACCAAGTGGACTACATCCATGCGGGATTTCAAGAAATCTTTCCAAAAGAAGAAACGTGGCAAGTTAGAAGACGAAGCAGAGAAGGGCGTAGAAGAAGGCAAAGAGGAAGGCAGGAAGGCAGTTGAGAAGCAGAAACCCAAGTTAAGTATGCTTGGTAGACTTTTCAATGGTCTATTCAAAGTCTTCAAATATATGATTATATTTGGAGCATTAAACTGGTTAAGTAACCCCAAGAATGCTGAGAGTGCCGTAAAGGTATTCAAGATACTATTCACCATAGGTAAGTTTGCATTCAAAGTTACTAAATTTGGGGTTGGTCTGCTCCTTGATGGACTGACTAATTTAATTGGTAATTTTAAGGAAGAAGGTCCGATCAAACGTGCATTCCGAGGTATACTCGGAGTCGTGCAGATGATGGGTGGTCTTGCTGCGCTTAGGACAGCACAGTATCTGATCATGCCTTGGAAGTTGATGAAGGACGTTAATCGTCTGAGAATGATCTTCAACATGTCCAACCAGCAGTCTGCAGAGCAGGATGTTAACCAGAAGGTAAGAAAGAGCGGGTTTAGAGATAAGAAGACTGGAGTTATCTACTCCAAAGAAGAATACGAAGCGATGAAGAAGTCTGCCGCAAAGGCAGAACGCAAGAATCCTGGTGCTGGTAAAGCATTTGAGGATAGATTTGGTAAAGAAAGTCGTTTCTCTAAATTCAAAGGAAAAGCATCTGCAGCACGCAAGAGATTTGGTGCTGGTGCTAACAAAGTATTTGGTAAGCTAGGCGGTAAGTTAAACGTCGGTATGAGCGTCGTAGGAGGCGCTGGAAGGATCGCATCAGGTCTTGCGAGTGGTGAGAAGGCATCCTCTGCTATTGGTGCTGGCGTCGGTCAGGGTGTTGGTGGTATAGTTGGCGGTATCGCTGGCACAGCACTCCTGGGACCCTTCCTAGGACCCTTTGCACCTATCGTTGGTAATGCGATCGGTAGTTTCTTAGGTGAGTGGGTAGGTAAAGAGTTAGGTCCAATCATGGAGCCTATCTTCGGACCTATTGGTAAAGCATTTAAGATGATGTTTGAGGTGGTCAAGATGACCATCGGACCTCTCTTCCAGAAACTTGCTGAGCCACTGGGGTTGATCTTCCAGATGATAGGTCAACTTGGCAAAGTCCTAATGGATGCTGCTAAGATTCTCGCAGAATTCGCTGGGTTTATCTTCGGTGGAATGATGGATGCCATTGGTGGCACCGTCCAATTTGTCGTCAATAATGCCAAGCGTCTGATGAATCCTGCTTCTGTGGCAGGTGGTGTTGCTGATGCGTTGACATTCAACCTGTTTGACTTCGACAAAGAGAATAAGAAGGCAGCAGGCGGTCCTGTCCAGATGGCAGCGGGTGGTGCTCTACAGTTTGGTAGTCATCCTGACATGCTGGGCATGGTAGGTGGTCTCTACCTTAAGACCATAGTAGGATCATTTGGTGCATTTGGATTTGTTGGTAATAAAGTAAAATCTGTCCTAGCACCTGACATTCAAAAGATTGCTGGTGGACTAGGTGTGCAGGTCAGTACTGGCGGTGGTGGCACTGCTGGTGGTGGTGTAAGTAATAGTGTACAATTCCAAGCAACTCAGACTGAAAAGAAAAAGGTTGATGCAGTCAAGAGTCTTAGTTATAAAGAAGGCACTTTCAAAGCGATTGATCAGGGGTTAAACAAACTACTTCTCAGTGGTATCAAGATCTTCAATCCTGCATTGGCAAAGCAGATTGAGGATAAGAAGGGTCAAACTCCACAAAGTCCAAGAAGCACCAGTAGTGGTGGTGGGTCTCCTGTAGGAGAGATTGAAGGTGGATGGGCTCCAGTACTTAATCTAATCCTAAAGTATGAAGCTGGTAGCGGTGGATATGATTCAATGTATCCAAGCACTACATTGCCTGGTGCATCTGGAATGCCCATTGCTGACGTTGCTCGTAAGGCAACAGGTGCTGTTGGTGCATGGCAAAACTTACCAGAGTATCTCAATCAGAGAGCAGTAGCAGTAGGTCTTGACCCTAAAAAGGACATATACAATGCAGAGAATCAGCAACTGATTGCTGAATATCTAATCGGTCCTGGTCAGGCACATGTCTCCAAGAAGATGGCGAAGGAGAATCCTAAGGAGGCAATGCTCAGACTGTCAAGAGTTTGGGCTGCAATTCCAAAGAATGATGGTGGTGCTAGTTTCTATGCTGGGGATGGTGTCAATGTAGCGCACATCAAACCTCAGATGATGTATGATGCTTTCGAGCAACTGGCAAAGGGTGGTAGGGTCAAACGTGGCGCTCGCGTCGGTATGGGTGAGCCCACCTTATCTGCCTATGAGGACGTAGCAGAAAAAATTCAGAAGAAAAAGGAGATTATGGGGTATGCGGCAGGCGGTCTGCTTGCCACTAATGGATCTGTTAATGATGTGCGTCTGACACCTCAAACACCATTCAGCGATTATCCTCTCCACCATAACTTATCTGATAATCATAGAAAAAATAATAGTAGACTAGGTGGACATCCTATTGTCCCTAGAGACTATGTGATTGTTAGAGACTTTAGTAACCAATCTTTAGATAGAGGATCACCTGTAGTTGCTGGTGTGGATGGTAAAGTAACCCATGCAGGTGGATCCCACAATACTGTTGTCATTAACAAGAACGGTAAAGACCGTATGCAATTCCACCACTTTGATTCGCTCAAAGTAGCTGTGGGTCAGACGGTTAACCCCAATACTGTTCTTGGTTTACAAGGTAACAAACCTAGTGGAGATGTCCATGTCCACTTAGATGCGACACCATCAGATCATAGAGCATATGCTGCACATCAACTCGGTGGAGAATTTGATGACAGCATGGCAGAAACTACTACTACTGGTGGCAACAGCGGCAACGGTGGCAACAGCGGCAACGGTGGCGGTGGAGATGATGCCAAACCTGAAAAACCCAAGACTCTTGAAGAGATGATGGAAGCATTCAAGACAGGTTTAACATCTGCCTTGACAAAGATCAGCACCAATGTGCCCAAAGATAATCCAGTTAAATCTTCTAAAGAGACCCCTGGAAACCCTGTTGCTACAGCACCCTCAGGTGGCGCTGGTGAGATTAAGCAACTAGGATCTATCCAAGCTAAAGCTGTCAAGAATCTCAAAGCAATTGAAGAAAAAGCACGACGTGATGATGAATCAGACTTTGTGCCTGTTGTTATGGAGAAATTAGTTGTACAAAAGGTTAGACAGACGATAAATACAGGAGGGAGCACTAGCGCAGTGTATACCAAACCTTCGCCACTTCTCACTAAGTAATGGCATCACCAAAAGCACCAGCAACTAAGGTCTCAAAACCAAAACTTTATAAGATGATATCTTATAAGGGCACTGGTGGTGGCAAAAAGTTTACGCCTCTTACTGCTGCTGATGAGTTAGGTAAGATTGTCAAAGATCAGGATAAAGCATTTAAGTCTATCACCTCAGGTATGAATTCCTTGGGTGCATCGATGAATGGCATTGCTCTCCAAGTAGAGGCAATGACTCAAGCGATGAAGGATAGAGTCTCTGCCAAGATCAAAGGCGACAACATTACTAAGAAGGCAGAGATTGCTGTAGATAAGGCAGAGGAAGGACGAGAGAAGAAGAAAACTGCTGAAGAGAAGCGTAGAGAGAATAAGAAGAAGAGAGAAGAGTTAGAAAATAAGAGCGAGAAGAAGGAAAAGAAGGCAGGATCTCAGGTAGTCCAGAATTTTAAGGAGGCAGCAAAAGGTGCTTTTGGTGGATTCCTTGGTGCTATTGCTAGATTCTTAGGTGGTATCTTTAAGATCTTCATTGCATTTGCTGCATTGGATTGGATCTCTAAGAATCCAGATAAGGTCCAGAAACTTGTAGAAGGACTTGCTGCTATTGGTAAGTTTGTCTTTAAGATAACGTCATTCCTTGTAGGGTCGGCGTTTGATGGACTGGTGAAGTTTATGGAGAATCCTATATCTCTGAAGGGGATTATAGGATTAGGACAGTTTCTGCTGTCTGCTGCTCCCATATTCCTGGGGATAGCATTCCTCAAGAATCCATTAGCGACTGCTAAGACTGTCGGATGGGTTGTCAGTAGTCTGATCAAAGGTATCCTAAACATTGGTAAGGCAGCGAAAGCTGGTGCCAAGATTAGGAAGTTTGCAGGTAGTAAACTCGGTAAGGGTTTGATTGCTGGTGGTCTAGGTGTTGGTGCATTCCTGGGCGAGAAAGGTGCTGGTGCTAGCAATGCAGAGGCAGTTGGTGCTGGTGTAGGCACCGCTGGTGGTGCCATGGTTGGTGAAGCTATTGGTAATAAACTCGGTGGTCCCCTTGGTGGGATGATCGGTGGTGCTGCTGGTGCATTCGTTGGTGGTAAGGCAGGTAAAGCAATCGGTGGGTTTATGGAACCCATCTTCAAACCAATCGGTAGATTCTTCAACATGATTGGTGATGTCTTTAAGCAGGTGATGGCACCTATTAAAGATAATCTGAGTGGTTTCTTTGAAACCCTTGGGGCAGTAATGACTCAGGTGCTTGACTTCATCGAGCCCCACCTCCCAATGATCAGTAAGATCCTGGGTGTTGGCATCCAGGTCTGGTTTGCTCCTCTATTCTTAGGACTCAAAGCACTGACTGCAGTGCTGAAATTCTTTGCACCTAAGACAGATGAGGTAGATAAGGAGAAGAGTAAGGCAGGTAAGGCAGCAGGAGGGTCCTTCCAGACCGCTAAGATGGTCCAACCTAAGATGGCATCTGGTGGGTCATTTAACCTGCAAGATGAGATGGCAAAGCAACTTCGCAAGACTGCGAAGGTTGCTAAAGCTTTCGGTCAGTTGATGCAACTCCCATTCAAAGCACTGGGTGTTGGCATTATGACTGCCATCGGTGGTATTGGTAAAGTATTCGGAGCATTCCTCCCTGCACCTATTAGAAACATGCTAGGTGCAATGATCGCACCTCTTGCTAAGATCTTTGGTGTATCAACTTCTGTTATTGGTGGTAGTGCTGCCAATAAAGAAGATATGAAGGGTGGGGATCAAGGGAAGGCAGAAAAAGATACAGGAATGTCATGGGATGAGAAACTCCTAGAGGCAATCGCTGGTGATAATGGCACTATCTCACTGATTGGTAAACTATTCAAAGCAATCGTAGATCATCCTATCTTCAAGGGTGTGAAGGCAGTAGCAGGTGGTCTCCTGGGTGCTGTTGGTAACTTCTTTGGATTCGCTCAAGGTGGTCAGGTGCCACAGTCGTTACCACAGAAGTCGATGGGTGGATGGATCTCTGGTCCTCAGTCTGGTTACCCTGTGTCACTAGATGGTGGTGCTAGCACGTCATTCATTGGTCATGGCACTGAGTGGGTTGGTATGAAAGGATTTGCAGGTGGTGGCGCATTTGTTGTGCCATTTGACACTCCTGCAACCAGAACTAATCCTGGTCTTACTCATCAGAGAATAGGTGAGGCATCTCGTGGTGGATACTCCATGCCTTTCTCTAGGGGTGGATTCCTGCCTAAGTTTGCTGAGGGTGGTAAGTTTGATCCTGTAAAATATAAGAAAGATAGTTTCCAAGCAAGTAGAGTTGTCTTAAATGACAAGTCATACTATGTAACTTATGGATATGTTGATGGTTCGGTATCTATCAAGTCAATGTCCAAGAGGACTGAGGCAGGTAACTTATTTGGAATGGGTGAAAAGAGAGCTGGTGTTAGACCAGACAGTGATGAATTTAAGGCAGTAATGAATTCAGGTGGTCTGAAGACTGACATTGCCAATAGGCATCAGAATAAAGGCACGAAGGGGACATCTACACCAGCAAATATCAAAGAGATTAAGATTCATCCCAAGGCAGATACAGCATACTGGTTTGATAAATCATTCCAAGATCATAAAGATCAGGGTGCTCCTGATGCACATGCTGCAGCTGCAGCAGCAGCGGGTTATCAGATTGACCCTGTAACTAAGATGTCTGTCAAACCTGGCGCTGATAATGAGTTTGCAGCACCTGAGACTATGAAGGATGCTGTCGTAACTGATAAAGAGCGTAAGGCAGAAGAGAAAGCAGCAAAGGAATCTAAGAAGACAGATACAGGGAAGAAGGATGGAGAGACTCAGGCTGAGATCATCGAGAGACTCTTTGGCGCAGATGGTGTCTTGGGTAAAGGTCTCGGAGAACTGGGTAAATCTTTACCTAAAACTGCGAGCACTAATACCAGTGGTAAGAAGGTAGAAGAGGGTCAGCAGAAGAAGACTGAAAGTAAAGCAGATAAATTGAAGTCACTGACTACTCAACGTGATGCCGCAATGCAACCCGTTATTACCAATCAAGAAGAAGCACCTATCATGGGTGGTGAATCTAATGAAATTATTGTCCCTGGTAAGGATAAGAATGACGCTGATGACTTCCTAATGCCCAAATTTGGTGTCCTCACTGAGTTTAATACCACCCTTAGTAACTTAATGTAATGGCAAACAACGCATCAAGAGAATTTAAGTGTAACAAAATTTCTCTAACTACACTCACTAATGAGGAAGAGTATGACATTAAGGATCTGGTGGGAAATTTTCTCTACTATGAGTCTATTGAGGCACCATTTGTACGCTTAGAGTTGACGATGATCGACTCTGTTGACTTTAACTTGAATTTGCAGGGTGGTGAGAAAGTTGAAGTCAACCTAAAGACCTTAGCAGCGAATGATAAAGGCATCTTAAAGTTAGAATTCAAAGTCTATAAGATTGGTGACATCATCAAATCTGAGAGAGGGCAGATGTATAAACTCTTCTGTTGCTCACCAGAGATGTATAACAATGAAATATATAAAGTCTTCAAAGCATTTGGTCCTATTGATGAGGGTGGATCCAAGGACGTTGAAAACATTCCTAAGCATGTCTGTAAGAAATATCTGAAAGCACCTGGCAAGAGAATTAAGGAAGAGAATTTTGAAGACCACTCTAGAGTTATGGTTGTATCTCCTAACTGGAGACCTGTAGACCTTATCTCATATGTCTCAGACAAGGTTACTAGGGTGACATCTGGTAGGGGTGACGACAAGCAATCTGGATTCTTATTCTATGAAAATCAGAGAGGATACAACTTCAAATCTATTGACCTGTTGTGTGAGCAGGGGTTTGAATTTTCATATACATACAAACAGCAGGGTCAACTAGAAGAGGGAGATGCTGGGTATTACAATATTGAATCTATTCAATATCCTGATAAGGCAAACCATCTCAGACACATGAGAATGGGCACATATAAAACAGTCACCACTGGTATTTGTATGACTATGCCTACACTAAGTAATGCTACACAGTCAGGCGCTAGTAATGACAAGAAGTCTGCGCCCTCAGGCACGGTATATCCTGCTAGAGAAACAGCGTTTGATGCTATCTTCAAGAGAGCTAAGACCCTCCATGATTCACCACCATTCAATATGCCTGAAGAGGTGAAGGGGGAGGGTGCATCGCCTACTAGACAGAAGATGAGAATCATCCCAGCCCTTGCCCATCAGCAAGGATCTACAGGTCAACCGAAAGGAGATCCTGACAATGGGACTCAAAACTTTGACACTTTGGCGGTTGCAGAATACGCAGCGGCTAGATATAATCTAATGAAAGCAATTCAGTTAACCATTCAGGTGCCTGGAAACACTGCACTCTGTGCGGGGGACATTATTAAACTCATCATACCTGGATCTCGCGAGAAGGGTAAGAGTGTTACCAAAGATAGGAAATTTAGCGGGAAGTATCTCATTGCTGCCCATACATTTACCTACACCAAGAAAGGTTGCACTTCTGAATTGCTTTTGATTAGAGACTCAATTCCCAACAAGTAACTGAAATGGAAAGCATCGAAAAGCACATCCAAAAAGATAAAGAGATCCTAGACAATCCTATGATCTCACCCAACCAACGTCGCCACATTGAAGGCGAGTTGCATGAATTGGAGGATTATGCTGAGCATCATAAGAAAGAGATTGAAGAAGGAGATCATCATGATCCCACATACCTAGAGCTCTTCTGTGATCAGAATCCTTCAGAACCTGAGTGTTTAGTTTACGAGGATTGACAAAGATCTAATAATTTATTATAATAACCATGTAAGGGTTGAAGAGATGAATAACTTTGAAGAGCTCTTATATGGGCACTATCGTAATAAACTGCAGGCACAGAGTAATCCCTCTCAATGGCCACAGATAGATATCAGGATTTGGCAAACATCATCTGGAATTTTTGAATCCAAATCCTGGTACAAGTATAAAGGCGAGAAGGACGCATATAACTGGTTAAGATACAGAATAACTGAGACGACTGAGACAACTGTCAGGACTGACATCTATAACTACTTGAGCACAGAGGACAGTTGTCCTTTTGTATGGACTTGGGATGGTAAATGGTGGACAGGTATTCCTGATGGTTGGTGTCAGGTAGGTAAGTTTCTGATTAAGTCTAGGATCCGATTCAACGGACTAGACTATAGATCATTGGATCAAGGATGGGATACCGAAACTGATAAGCAAGCATGGGGTAAACCTGAAGAAGAGGGTGAATTTCTCTTCACCTTGATCGATAAATAATCACATAGAATTATTATTCAAATGAGAGAACGCACTGATTACCTAGGAAGAGACGGTTACACTTGGTGGATCGGGGAAGTTGAGAATATCGAGGATCCCTCCGAGTTAGGTCGTGTCCAGGTGCGTATTCTCGGTTGGTATACTGGTCACAAGGCAAAGCAGGCATACACGAAAGAGATGCCTACAAAGGTGCTCCCATGGGCACAGGTGTTGCTGCCTACGGATAAAGCACAGACTAAATCTGTTGGATCCACCACTGGATTGCAACCTGGCGCATGGGTCATGGGTTTCTTCCTTGACGGTGATGAGGCACAGTTGCCTATTGTCATGGGTGCATTCCGTGGATTCCAAACAAAGGAAGATCCTAAGAAGAAAACGACTGCTGCTGATGGCACAAATGCAGAAAAGTTAAAGACTGAGACTCCACAGAAAAAAGACTTAGCAGGTAATGAAAGAAATGACGGTCATCCAATGCCTAAGAAGCAGACAGGCACGCCTGGAGCTCCTGGTCAAGTGGGTGGAGAAGAGGCTCGCGGCGTTATCTCTGCCGCTGAAGAAACTCTGCCTGGTAATGCTGTTACTAATCCTACTAAACCTCCTGTAGAGAAGCAGTCTATTGCTGATGGTGTTGCTGGTCCTAGTGGTGACGGTTTCTCGACTGACCTAGAGCGTATGCTCACAGAGTTGGGCAACATGGCAGCGACTCTTGCCAGTGGTCCTGGTGGATTCATCTCCCTTGCAACGGGTAAGAAGGTTGCAGGCGATAAGGTGATGGAGCACATGGGTAAGATCATGAATTTCCTTGCTGGTGGTATCGCTGGTATTCTTGCACCATTGAAAGAATTACTTGCCAAACTCATTGCTGAGGTTGTTGGTAAGATTGTGCAAATCATCTCTAGTTTTGTCCCTCTGGTTGTGATCACCACAATCATGATGTTCCTTGAGATGATCTTTGATATCTTCTGCATGAAGAAACCGATGTGGTTGGGGCTAGTGCAAGCCGCAATATCGGATGTCTCTGCGTTCGCTAATAATATAGCGACGCAGATTGTAGATAAGATTGCTGATAAACTTAAAGGTGTTGACTCTGCTGTTAAGGGCGTTACTAATCGTATCCTTAGTGGTATCACCAAGACAATGAATCGTGTTAAGGACATTGCTGGAGATGTGATCGCTGCTGTTGATATGGCAAAGGGTATTGCTGGTCAAGCAAGAGCACTTGGTGACACAGTACAATCAATCTTTGAGTTTGACTTTACTCAACTCAACTGGTCAGGTCTAATCAAACTCCTCTTTGCCATCTTGTCGATGTTCTTCAAGAAAGATTGCGGGAGGAAGATTAAACGACCGAAATCAAAGGCGTGGTATCCGTTAATCGGGACCACGGAATGTAGCAATGTCAATGATGCAATCGTTGGCACACCATACTCCAGTTTTGATGATGCTGTCACTGGAGGCGGTAACAGCGGTAGTTACATCGATCAGATGTTTACTAAGATCAATGTAAACCTCATGGAGGTTGTTACTCAACTGAATGGTGCTAAGGTCATCAATGATGCAACACCTGGCATTGAGAAGCAGATCACTCAGGGTCCTGGTGGTGTTACTTCTTTCCAAGATGGACATGGTAACGAGCACAAGAATATCCCCAACAACGAAACTAAGATCGTTGCTAAAGATAAGTGTGAGACCATTAAAGGTAACTATGTGTTGACAGTTGAGGGTGACTTCTATCTGAAGGTCATGGGTAACTATCAAGAGGAAGTAACAGGAGCTAAGAATGATAATGCTTCTCAGGGTCCTCAAGCAAAGTCTAAGGGATCATCTAAGAATGCAGATAAGGCTGAGGCAAGGAGTGACCTTGATGCTCAGGCAATCAAGTCAACTCAACGTTTCGACAGCAAGACTGGCACTGGTATAAAGTCAACTAAGATTGCTTCTGCAGGGACTGATGTTACTTCTAGTTTAGATACTGGTGGTGCTGATAAGTCTTCTACTAGGAAGAAAAATATGGTTAACATGGTCCATATTCAGCGTCAAGAGCGTGATCAATACTTCAAGGCATTGCCTGGTGGTCACTTCTATCCTGTTGATGAGATTCCTTTCCATCCTGAAGCAGATGAGATGGGTAAAGTGCCATGGGGTAGTCAACTATCTGGTAAGTTGGAAGACAAGAAAGAGCAGAAGTCTGCATCTCGTAAAGAGGGTGACCATGACATTGCATACACTGGTGACGTTAGTATTCAGGGTGCAAAGGTTAAGATCACTGCAATTAACTCACTAGCATTTAACTCTCAGACTATTAAGACTGAAGCAAACACGATTGAAAACGTGGCATCTGGTGAGATCACTAACGAGGCAAACTGGATCTCCTCTTTCCTCAACAGTGGTAGATTTGAGATCGTTGCAGTATTCAACCCACTCAAAGCATTGTCTGGTCAATTCACCTTTGTGAATGGTGCGATCATTGATATCACTACTGACCTTCCTATCCCTGGTTTGGCACCACCAACACAGACTAGGATCTGTCTGGGCACATCAATGCCTGCATCCATGAATGATATCATCATGGGATCTACTGCAGGTGTCCACTCAACCTTCATCGCATCTCCTACAGGTGTGATCGCTGAATTTGTGCCCACTGGTGCCCTGCTGAATCAGGTTGCTACTGGACTGATCCACAACGGTGTTGGCACGGGTTACATGGCAACTGGTTGCGGACTCGGACCCCATCAGGTCTATGGCTTGCCATTACTGCTGAATTGATGTATGATATGGGAGTCTTCATCATGCTCCCATGGAAACCGATACCTACCTTGAGCACATCTGGGTTACCATCTCTCAACGCTCCATCAAAATGATGGATAGTGAGGGTGTGGATGAAGTTATCAAATGGAAGTTTGATGAAGAAGGTGCCGAGGGTTTCAGTGAGACTATCGCTGAATTCAACAAAAACCTCCCTGAAGATCTAATCACTTATCTCGCATGAATAGCATTATTACGTTATCCTGTGCAGAAGTCCAAGAAAACTTTGACTTCGTATTCTCTCTTGTTGAGAGAGGTCACACCATCAAAATCCTTCATGACGGAGGAGTTTGTATGATGACACCGCTGGTCACAAAGGACAAAGGATCTGAGATAAATATCCCAGACCCTGAAGAATTTGTGCCTGACCCTGCTGCGGTCAGTGCATATGTTGCAGAGTCTCTAGGAGAAATGACGCAAGGTTTCTAAGATGCAGAAGGTTCGGATCACTAGCTCTTTTCATCATTTGGAAGACATAGGTATAGTCCAGATGTATTTCATCCAGGGTATGCCGTTTACATTTGAAGAGTTGCCGAAGTTTATGAGTGAATTAGAAGAAGTCAAACTCGATGCAGATACTGCACGAGAATTTACGATGGATGATCTCTACACATCATCAGACTATCTGGTGTTGGAAGGGTGTCATCCTATCTTGTTTGATCTTAGTGATTGGATTGAAAATTATGAGGAAGTCCCTGACTGAATATGACTTTGGTGGGAGACCTATCGCAACGGTAAATCTCCTACTACTCATTAGTGAGATGGAGGGCACATCCCAACATCTCAAATATATGGGATTCAAAGAGGACATGGACACCATCAATGAAATGAAGAAGAGGTATTATAAACTCTACTTCAAAACAAAAAAGGAGGAGAAAAATGCCTAAGAAACAATTCATTGCAAAGGGTGGAGACACCTGGGAATGGGAAGAAACACCCGAAGTAGTCAAAGCAGTTAAGAAACTCCATGAGTCAAGCAAAGCTGTCAAAACGAATAGTTGACGTAAGTAATATCACCTGGGAAGACGTATTTGATAAGTTGGAAACCGACAGGCAACAAAAAGATTTCACGGTGATCGCACCGAAAATCAAACCTGAAGAAATCCTTAACGAAACAAGGACACTTGTCTTACATAGGGGTGGTATGAATACTATGATCTCCGAGGGGAAGTATATTCCATGGAGTATGCGCCCTCTTGCAGATCATATGAAGATCAACTATGGTATGAAAGAATTCCACCAGTATGTTTCACTGAGTGGTGGATCTAGCACCTTTGGTAGGCACAATGATACAGTAGATGTCATGATTGTGCCTATTATTGGAGATATAGGTTATGGTGTAGATGGTCTTGGTGAAGTTTTTATGGAGCCAGGCGATGCACTATTCATACCTAAATACCTGCATCATGAGCCTTTGGTATTTGGACCAAGAGCAACATTGAGTTTTTCTTGAGGATTTTATAATGTATGACACCATCCTATGTCACTTTGATCTTGGTGCAGGTTTTTACAAAAGACCTCTACAAACAAAAGATCTTGACGGATGGGCATATACATTTTTCCTAGATCCTGCAGGGCAATTATGGGAAGTTGATTACACAGACACTCAGGACTTTTCAAGAGAAGATCCTAAGGGTTATGTATCCAACGGTTTGCATGGTAGTGTTAGACCCTACTATGCTACAAAGAGTATTGAAGTCTATCCTGCAGTCTGGAATGCATATTATGCACCCTTTCCTAGGATAATGCTACATTTTGTTGAAGGTAAACTTAAACGGTTATTAGTATGAAATTTCGCAATGTATTATTGGCAGGAGCACTGCTAGGATTGGCAACATTGCCAGTCAATGCCAAACCACTCAAAGATAGTGAATACTTCACTAATCATTCTATGGGTTGTATGCTCCTACAAGAGTGTACTGAAGGGGTATTTGAAGTCTTTTCACTTCTAGATGTCTCGAATCAGTATGATAGTCCCGATAGGTTTACCTTCGCTTCTAATGAATTCAACCAAATGCTTGTAGCATTGAATCAGGTTGGAGTCAAAGTACATCTTGCAGATTCAAAATACTTCCCTGTTGGACATCGTGGTGTATATCACACTGTGAGCAACAACTTCTATCTCAACCGAGCATTCATGCATCGTCCTGAGACTTTGATGAGTGTAATGCGTCATGAAGGATGGCACGCCGCACAGGATTGCATGGCAGGCACTATCGACAACTCCATGATCGCTATCATTATGGATGAGGACAAGGTGCCCAAGATCTGGCAAGAGATTGCTGCTGACACCTACAGATTTCAACCAGGAGCAATTCCCTGGGAGAAAGAAGCATTCTGGGCAGGTAAGACTGAAGGAATGACAGCGAATGCTCTCCAAGCATGTGCGCGGGGTAATATGTGGGAAGTTTATCCTCCTACACCCATGACAAATGAATGGTTAGAGAAAAACGGTTATAAATAAAAATGTAGCAATTGTGCTGAGATTTCGTGGCAACTAAACGTATATCCCAATTAGATACGATTGCAGATGCCCTCGTTACTGGCGAGGCAATTCTGCCTATCGTTATCTCCGACCCTCTGATTCCAAACCGTAAGGCAAAGGTCAATCAACTATTCCGTGGTGTGAGCGCAGGTAGCGCAACAGCACCTGGATTAGCGTTTGACTTGGACCGAGATAGTGGGATATATCAGTCAGCGATTAATGAGATTGGTCTAGCATTTGGATCAGCATCTCTCTATAATACTAGAAGAGAAAACACTGATGGATCCTCTACCCTGATCATTCGTGCTGTTGACAGTGCATCTGCAACGTCAAGCATGGAAATGACTCCACAGGGTAGTGGATTTTTTACTGTTAATGGTCCTATCATTCAGACTGATGCACAATTCTTCTTGCAAGGTGATCAAAACCCTGCAAAGAGAGTGCAATTCAACGTTGATACAATCTCAACCCAGTCTGGCACCCGTCGTTTCGATCTACCTAACGTAGGTACAAACACAAGCACCACTCTGCTGGCGAATGATACTTTCCAGACTGTCACAAATAAGACGATCATTATTAAAGACGGTGAGTTGCAGATCACAGGATCTACTTCAACTGATAAGATCGCAAAATTTGAGTGTGACGCTTGGGAGAGTCCTGGTCAGCACACTTACAAGTTGCCTGACTTTGGTGCTGCTAATACTCAGTCTACTTTGTTGGACGACATCACTGACCAAAATGTTTTCAACAAAAACATGGTCAATCCCACATTCTCTAACACTCCCTCAACAGATGAAGAGAATGACCCCACAAGATATGTGATCTTTGACTCTTCATTACTGAGCAATAACCGCACGGTTACTTTCCCTGATTTGAATGTCAAGGTAGTTGGTGAAGCATCGTCACAGACACTCACTAACAAGATATACAAAGGTGCAATCTTTGCTGATGTTGGTGATGATACCAGAAAGATCCAATTGGATCTCAGCAACATTGAGGACAACCAAACCTATGTGTTTAGTTTCCCTGATGATGATCCAGCAGCACCGTTGAATAACGGCACAGCAGTTAATATGCTGGTTGCTGAAAGGAAGACACAAACTCTTTATAATAAAACGTTAGAACTGGCGAAGATAAATAACCCAGATGACGTTAACGGTATCATTACTATTGATGCCAGCAACTTGACTGGAGCACGCTCCATTCAGTTCCCTGACGCTGATGCAACACTTCTATCTACTAATAACATTAGTGATGTTGCAATTAGTTTCGGTGGAGCACTTGCCGCACCTGTGTTAGGTGGGCAATTAAGACTACAATCATTTTTCCAAGCAGGTTGGTAATTAACAAATGACAGCAGGAAGACTCGCAGCTAAAAAACCAGGAGCGACCACAAATACGGTCCTCTATCGTTGTCCCCCTACCGTAACTGGCAGCACCGTTGTTAGTGTGTGCAACCAGTCTGGTACTGGTGCATCCTATCGGATGGCATTACGGGACTACGATCAGGTGCTGCACCTAGATGGACCCGAATCCGAGAATGGTGGATCGGCATCTACCTATAAGTTTACTAAAGGAAACCCAATCAGTGCATATAAAGTCACTGTTAACCCTGGGTTTTCATATGCTGATGCCATCCCTGGAGGAGAGTTTATCTCTACCAACGCATCAACTGGTAAGATCCTTGACATCTTCAAGGCAACGGGTGAGGTCATCTATTACACCCAAGTAAGAGATATTTCTACCACCCAATTCCAAGCGGACTCCCAAGCGGGTATATTTGTGGGTGGTGAGACTGTAACTGGTGGAGTATCTGGTTATACTGCAACATATCGTGGTGGATCACTTACTGGTGCAGATCTAGAATTTGGAAATTATGCTACTGGTGTCACGGCGATGGCATTCTCCCGCACAACGGGTCTTGCTGATGGCATGTATGTGACTCTAGGCAGCACAGACGATGCTGCTGCTGAAGTTGTCACTATCGATGCATCTGGTATTGACACTGTTACTAATGTCGTCACAGTTAGTCGCTCTGGACTGGGCACAACTGCTCGTGTAGTCCCTGCTGGTCTTGCATCTAATGCATGGTCTGCATCTGCTACCGTTACAACTATTAACGAGGGTGCAACTTTCGCTTCTGGTGACTCAACTCTAACTGTTACTGACTCTACTGGATTTGTATCTGGTGGTGTTGTCGTAATTGATAACGAGCTCTGCACTATTGATCAGGTTAACGGTAACGATCTTACCCTAGTGCGTGGTATCTACGGCACTGCTGATGTTGATCACAACGATGGTGTTAATGTTACTCTGCTGATTGATAACGGTACCTATCTGGTTAACTACTTCAGTGAAGGTGAAACAATTGCTGGTGGCACATCTAATGCTTCTGCTGGTCTTAACTTTACAACTAACGTGAGTGCAACTATTCTCACTAAGTATGTTGTTACTGACACTGGACCTTCTGCTACCGATCATGTTTATATCGGTCAGTTGCAACTTAACATTGACCGCACTTATAGATTTGATCTATCAGATGCTACCGTTGCAAACTATCCTCTGAAATTCTCGGGTGATGCCCTTGAAGGTCCTAACGATGCTACTCCTGGCACAGAGTATACTCAGGGTGTTAGTAAGGTAGGTACTGCAGGTCAAGCAGGTGCATACACATCGATTTCTATCGATGAGAATACTGGAATCTCACTGTTTGTATATGCAGATGGCATCATTGGCACTCCTCCTGCTACTGAAGCAACAACTGGTATTGGTTTCAGTGTTGGTGTCCAAACTAATCCACAGTATGAAGATATCTTCATCTATGATGTTGCTGGTGAGCCCCTGATTGCAGGTGACACCTTCACGATCAACAGCGTGACCCAGACTGTCCAGCCAGGTGGTGTTAGCGTTGGTCCTTATGGTTTTGTATTGGATTGGGATCCTGCAAAAGCACACCTGAAGGTTGCTTTAGGTGAAGGATCTCCTGCATTTGCAGATAACACTGAATTCCTGGACACTCCAACATTAAATAATGGCACTCGTATCATGACTAAAGCAGTCACTGGTAAGATTCTGGCTGTTGATACTATTTCTGCTGCTGATGCTGCTCGTGTTGCTAACACATATAGCAATTTGACCGCAAATGCCACTGCTGGATCAGGTGATATTGCTAAGGCAAAATTCACTGTAGTTGTTGACGGGTCTGGTGCTGCAACTGTTACTATTGTTGATGGTGGCGAAGATTTTGCCGCTGCTGAAACTATTCAGATCAATGATTCACAACTAGGCAACGGTGGTGGTGCTGCATTAACATTTAATGCTGCTACTATCTCTACCGCTGAGGAAACAAGTCAGACAGGTCTTTATAGCGCAGAAGACTATCTTTACTATGATAACGCTATTGCAGCAAATGATACAGAAAAGATTTCTGGTATCGTAGTGGGTCCTGGGCAGAATATACTCGTCTATTCCTCTGCTGCTGATCTAAGTTACGTTGTTAATGGTTTCGAGTCTGCTTCTGATGACCTTGAGGTTATCCAGTTGAGTAAGATCGTAACTGATGGTGGTGGTGCTGCTGCAGCTCCATAGTCTTGACCCTTAATAAATAACCATATAGCAGGACTCTTATAGAAGATGGCATTAACACGTCTTAAAAATATAATCACGTCAAGGACTGGGCGTATTATTTACGTCAACCCTGATGACTTTGATGCATCGGACGCATTTGATAACCGAGGTAACTCGGCATTGCGTCCATTTAAGTCGTTGCAACGTGCTTTCCTTGAGGTGGCACGTTTCTCATATCGTGTTGGTCTAAGTAATGACGAATTTGACGCATTCAGTATCTACCTGTATCCATCAGAGTATGTTATTGATAACCGTCCTGGTCTTGCGGACTACAACCAGATTCAACCGTTTAATGAAAACACCAACTTTGATCTAACCTCAGCGAGTAATGAGCTTTATAAATTTAATTCAACTCGTGGTGGTGTTATTTGTCCTCGTGGTGTCTCTGTTGTTGGTTCGGACCTTCGTAGAACCAAAATCATTCCGAAATACGTCCCTTATCCCACGGTACAGGGTAGTCTCGGTATTACTGCTGCTAATGAACCTGGCCCTACTGCTATCTTTAGGTTAACTGGTGGTTGTTATTTCTGGCAGATGTCCTTCTTTGATGGGGACAATACTGGTGTCTATTATAGAGATGACCTGAGTCAGATTGCACCTAACTTCTCACACCATAAGATTACTTGTTTTGAGTATGCAAATGGTGCAGATCTAGAGCTCTACTATCAGAAGATCTCTAAAGGTTATGCAGTTATTCCTGATACTTCAGGTTTGCCATCACAAGACCAGTTGCAAGCAAGGGTTGAGGAAAATAGGATCGTTGGTCCTATTTCCGACGAATTTGCAGTCTCACAGATCATCCGAAATGGACAAACCGCCACAGCATTCACCGTTGATGAACTTGGTAACCCGAAGAATCATGGATTCTCCGTGGGTGTCGCTGTTAATATTTCTGGCGTTACAGGTCCTACTGACCAAGATGCTCTCCTCTACAATGGATCATTCCTGGTAACATCTGCACAAGGTAACCAGTTTACTTATCAGATGTCAGCAGAGCCCTCAGGTAATGCATTAGGTAGTAATGTCCTGGTTAAAGTTGAGATCGATACCGTTGACTCTGCATCACCATATTGTTTCAACCTCTCACTGAGATCAGTTTGGGGCATCAATGGAATGCACGCTGATGGTAGTGAAGCAACTGGATTTAAGTCCATGGTTGTGGCTCAATTCACTGGCATTTCCCTTCAAAAGGATGACCGTGCATTCGTGCTGTATAACCCCAATACAGGAAACTATGAAGCACAAGCTTCTGGATCTGGCGCACATATTAACGGACTATGTAAGTATCGTAAAGGGTGGCGTCACGTCCATATCCACGCATCCAATGATTCATTCATTCAGGTTGTGTCTGTGTTTGCTGTGGGATTTGGTGACCATTTCTTTAGTGAGTCTGGTGGTGACTTATCCATTACTAACTCAAACTCTAACTTCGGAAATACATCGCTGCGAAGCAAAGGTTTCAAAGCAACATCATTTACTAAGGATAAAGCTGGGCAAATTACCCACGTTATTCCTCCCAAGTCGCTGTCAGATGTTGATGAAATTTCGATCAACTGGGTCACAATTGATATTACCAAGACCAGATCTGTAGCAGACCCAACTAAACTATTCATATATGGATACACAGTAGAAACTGGAAGACCACCAAGTAAGGTCCAAGGTTATACTGTTGGTGCGAGAAGAGACGACGTTAATACTCCTGACCGTCTATATGTCCTCTTGCTTGCATCTGGAGCGGTTGAATCCACTGCACACTATGCAGACATCAATCCTTCTGGTAAGGATGTAACTGGCACCCGTGCTGGTGATGATGAATCACCACTCAAGTGGGATAGTAGCAACAACCAATGGTATATTCAGGTTGATGGTAACGCAGCACAGAATACCATTTATACTACGTTACAAGCAAACTCCCTCTATCAAAACCTGGGATTCTCACCCACGACATACATTCGTCGTGTGCCTGATGCCCGTAACTTGGTTGATAGAGTATATCGTTACCGCTATGTGCTGGACAAAGATTCATTCCCAGTGCCTAGAGAACCTATCACTGGTTTCGTATTACAACCTAGATCTAGTGAGACAAACTCCCCTGCATATAGTAAGACATACTATGTCTATGCTACTGAAACATACCAAACATTTGAAAGGGGTGTTACCGATGGTATCTACTATCTGACACTATTGAATGCGTCAGTATCACCATCTACCTCTAACTTTAACGACTTCTTCTTCTCACAGCAGACAGTTGATCTATATCCAGCATTCGACAGAGATAATCCTGTCGCTGATCCTGCAGCAGCGGTGTCTATTGCCGATAACGAGACTTTAGGTCTAGTTACTACAACTGATGGCGCATCTCCTGTCCCTAATAAGGATACAGAGAGATCTATTACAAAGGAATCATCACAATTCTTCCTGCTTGAGAGTGAGAATAACTTAGGTTATAATACTACATCTAACGTGCTGAATGGCATTTCTGTCACTGCACGCCTGGGTGAAGCAGAAGATCGTAAGATCCCACTGAAACTTAACGCTGACAATAGTGTCCAACCTATTTTCTGTGAGTTGAGAAGATACTCTATTCTTAGAGCATCTGGTCACACGTTTGAGTATCTTGGTTTCGGTCCTGGTAACTACTCAACTGCATTCCCATCTACACAGGTGGAAGTGCTCAGTCCTGCCCAAGTTCGCCTGTCTCAGTCACTGAAAGAGGCAGCAGGTGTTGCATACTACTCTGGTGTTAACTCTGACGGTGAGTTGTTTGTTGGTAACCAAGTTATCAACCCAGTTACAGGTCAGATCACTAACGAAGATATTGCACAACTTAACGTGTTGGGTGAAGAAGGCACAACTATTGAGACATTCTCTGAGTTGGTGCTGACTGATAAACTAACTGTTATTGGTGGTGCATCTAACCAGTTGGAATCTGTATTCTCTGGTCCTGTAACCTTCCAGAAGAAGATTACATCACAGGATACAGTGCAGACTGTTAACTTTACACTGTCCAACCAGGATGGCACAGTGCTAAGAAACATCCTCATGGCAGAAGAGGATTCCTCAGGTAACCCTGAAGTTGATGCTGGTGAAGCATACAACAGCGGTGATCTCTGCTACAACATTGACTGGGCTCCAGGTCTTGCCTTGGGTTGGATCTACGACTCAGGTGTATGGTATAAGTTTGGTCTAAGTGATACTACACCTATCACATCTAATAGATTCAGTGGTGTAACACATTATGGTATTGGCATCGCTCCTGATGCTGCAAATAGAATGAGAATCGCTGGTAACGTCGAAGTTACTGGTGATATTGATGTTACTGGTAAATATGGTTGCGCTGATAAATACTCATTGGCGACTGGCATTAATAATGGAAACAATGGTGTGATGTATACAGGCAATGGATCAACGTCATCCTTTGCTATCTCGCCTGGTCATAATGCATATTCATTATTAGTATTCTTGAATGGTGTTTGTCAACGTCCTGGGACTGACTACACAGTTACTGCTAACGCAGTTGACTTCTCAGTCGGCACAGTGCCTCAGACTGGAGACGCTATTCAAATCCGTGAATTGGTTATCTAAAATAATAAACTAATCGGGGTCTAGAATGTCCACCAAAATTATAGGCAATCAGATTGATCAGGTTACCCGTGCCATTATGGAGGCACTACAGGTAACCGAGCAGATTAACCTGCCTGCACTTAATCAAGCAGCAGTTACTGCCTTAGGCACACCTGCCTTCGGCACGTTGGTGTATAACACCACCGAAGACATGGCGCAGATCTATAAAGCAGATGCTGCTCAAGGTGTTGCTGGTTGGGATGATGTGGGTGGTGGTGGTCCTTCACTAGGTGAAGACTCTATCATTAGGACAAACGGTAAGAATATTCAAGAGAATATTACTGTTGGTGTGACTGCTAATGGTGGTAATGAATTTGCCAACGGTGCCACGATTGGTCCTGTTAATATTGACAATGGTTTCACAGTTACCGTTGAAAATGGTGCTGCATGGAACATTATCGGTGAGGAAGACTCTAGCACTGCAGAATTTGTAGAGATCACATCTGGTCACATGACCAGCACAGGGACTTTCCACTTCTCTGAAATTAAAGAAAGTGTAACCTTCTACAACACCACTGGTGATATCACGCACGATTATAATAACAATAATGCTATCTTTGTTGAAAAAACTGGTGGTGGTAACTTCACCTTAAGTATTAACAATATGCCCACGGACTCTGCGGCATATACAATTACTGTCGTCATTAACGACGCTGGTGGCACAGGTGTCCCAACAACAGTTAACGTTGATGGTCAACAACAGACAATTAAATGGTCTGGTGGATTTGCCCCTGCTCACGGTGGCGGTGGTATTTGTGTTGTATCTTTCTCATTCATTGCATTCAACACTGGATCCACGGGTCAGTATACAGTATTGGGTAGCGGAGGAAACTTCTCATGAGTCTCGGTATGTCTGGGATGTTTGGTGCTCTTGGCGCAACTGTTGCTAGCAAGGGTGCTGGCGGTGGTGGTGGCGGAGGAGGTGATAATCTTGGCACTGCTAGCAATCCTGCCACGAGTGCCCGTCAACTAAGAGACAGCGGTATTTCCACTCAGGGCGCATATTATATCAATTTGCCTACTGTAGGCACAACACAGATATATTGTGCTCCACAATCTAATTTCCAGGGTGGTGGTTGGATGCTTGCATGGAAATGCACACGAGGAAGCAGATTCCACTACGATACTAACTACTGGACCAGTGCAAATACATACGCTGAGAGTGATATGACTCGGAATGATTCCGATGCAAAGTATCATACCTTTAACTATTATACAGGGACTGATTTTATGGCAATCTTCCCTGATCTAAATAATGGCGGTCAGGCATCTGGTTATGGTAATGGTTGGAGTTGGTATCAACCAAATGTAAACCAAACTTGCTTAAGTAGATTCCAATCACAGGGTCAGATTAGTGGCAACCCTCGTGGTGAAAGTATGTGGAGTGGATCTGGATTCTCTGCACAAGGTGGTTTCCAATGGTATGGATTTAACTACACTGGAGACAGTGGCAATGCTATGCGTTGGGGATTTGGTTGGAATAACGAAGGTGGTCAAGGATCTAATGATGTTTGTAGTGGTATAGGTCATCGTAGGACAGATTCATCTGCAGGAGATCATATCTATTGCTGTCAATCCACAACTGGTGTTAACAGAACAATTCGTGCGGAGATCTGGGTGAGATGACATATCAAAACTATGTTGTTAATGCAAAGAAGTGGATCGGCACCCAAGCAGGTACCCATGTATCCCAGTATGCTATGAAAATGGCAGATGAAATCTATGAAGTTGAGATGGGTAGACAAACTATTGATGAGTTTGCTGCAAAAGTAACTGAGTTGGAAGATGCTCCGACCCTAAATTATATTAGGGGACGCATCATTCACTATTATCCCGACTAAATACAAGAGGCAGGAATTAAAGTAGCATGGCACAGCTAAATGTAAACGCTATTAAAGACTTAGGTGGGATCGGTGGATTCACCTTGTCGAGTGGTGGATTGACCGCTAACGGCACATTAACCGTTACTAATCTCTCGGTGGATGGCACGATCTCTGGATCTTCCAACTATATTATTCCAAACCCTTCTAGTTATCAGGGTAAGTTTTTAACCACTAACGGATCATCACTTCAATGGGGTGATCTGAGCAGTGCTGCTGGTGTCAGATCCATGCAAGTATGGACTTCTAATGGTACTTGGAATAAACCATCTGGTGTTAAAACCATCATGGTTACAGTAACAGGTGCAGGTGGTGGAGGTAGCGGACACTGTGAATCTGGGGGTGCTGGTGGCACTTCACAGAGACAAGTTGATGTGACCAATGTATCATCAGTTACAGTTAGTATCGGTAATCCTGGTGGCGGTACAAACTATTCTGGTTGTGGTGGTAACGGTAACTCATCTTCCTTTGGATCCTACTGTAGTGCCAGTGGTGGAATCGGTGCAAACTGTAGTACCCAGCACGCTGGTGGATACGGTGGTAACGGAAGTGGCGGATCCCTTAACATCTACGGTGGTGGAGGTAACGGACACGGATCTCACCACTCATACGGTAACCACACTTCAGGAGTAAGTTACTTCGGTGGCGCACAACCATCATCCCACGGTCAATCAAACTACTCTCATAATCACCAATCTCATGCTGCTTGGGGATCTGGTGGTAATGGTGCTCAACACTCTAACAGGGGTGCTAGAGGACGTGAGGGTGTGGTCGTAGTCCACGAATTCTACGGATAAATACTAAAAAAGAGACTATTATGTCACAGATTAGAGTATCATCTATTAAAGATCTTTCTGATAGCTCTGGGTTTCTCCTTTCCACAGGTAAAATCCATGCTATCGGGACGTTGACTGTCTCTAACATTGTCATCAACGGCAAGATTAGTGGTAACAGTGACTATATTATCCCTAATATGGATGGTAACAATGATAAATTTCTGAGAGCAGGTGCATCTGGTCTTGAGTGGGCAGGTGCTGGTGGTGGATCTGGTATCAGATCTATGCAAGTGTGGACATCTAATGGCACTTGGAATAGACCTGCTAACTGCAAATCTATCATCGTAACTGTTACAGGTGCTGGTGGAGGAGGATCAGGTCACTGTGAATCTGCTGGTGCTGGTGGCACATCTGAAAGAGTAATTGATGTGACCAATGTATCATCAGTTTCAGTTACTGTTGGTAGTCCTGGTGGTGGCACAAACTATGCAGGATGTGGTGGTAACGGTAACTCATCTTCTTTCGGTAGTTATTGCTCTGCATCTGGTGGATATGGTGCTAACTGTCGTCAACAGCACGCAGGTGGCATTGGTGGTAATGGATCAGGTGGCACCCTAAATGTATACGGTGGCGGTGGTAATGGTCATGGATCACACCACAGTTACGGTAACCATTCCTCTGGTAGATCATATTATGGTGGTGGACAACCATCATCTCATAGTCAATCAAACTATTCCCATAATCACCAATCTCATGCTGCATGGGGTGCTGGTGGCAATGGATCTATGCACGGTAACCGAGGTGCTAGAGGTCGTGAGGGTGTAGTTGTAGTCCAAGAATTCTTCGGATAAATACTAAGTCAAGGCATTACGAAATGAGCGTCTTAAAAGTTACTACAGTACGAGATCCTTCTGGTGTTGGAGGTTTTACCCTCAACAGTGGATCTATTACTGCGAACGGTGAATTAAAGGTCACCAACCTTAACATCAACGGTAGTATTTCTGGATCATCTACTTATGTGATCCCGTCGCTTTCGGGACAAAGTGGTAAGTATCTATCTACCAATGGTAGTAATCTGCAATGGTCAGGTGTTTCCGCTACAGGTGGATTCAGGTCCATGCAAGTGTGGACATCTAATGGCACTTGGAATAGACCTGCTGGCGTTGCATCAATTAAAGTCACTGTTACTGGAGCAGGAGGTGGTGGATCTGGACACTGTGAATCAGCAGGCGCTGGGGGCACATCTGAGAGAGTTATTGATGTAACTAACACTACGAGTGTTGCAGTTACTATCGGTAGTCCTGGCGGTGGCACAAACTACGCTGGATGTGGTGGTAACGGTAACTCATCAAGTTTTGGATCATTCTGCTCAGCATCGGGCGGATATGGCGCAAACTGCCGTCAACAACATTCTGGTGGAATTGGCGGCAATGGATCAGGTGGTAACCTGAATATCTATGGTGGAGGTGGCAACGGTCACGGATCTCACCATAGTTATGGCAACCACTCTGGTGGATCATCATTCATGGGTGGATCTCAACCATCATCACACAACCAAGGTAACTATTCACACAGACACCAATCACACGCCGCATGGGGCGCAGGTGGTAACGGATCTATGCACGGTAACAGAGGTGCTAGAGGTCGTGAAGGTGTAGTTGTAGTTTACGAATACTACAGTTGATAAATAACAACGAAGGAGTTTTAATCTATCATGGCTAAATGGGCAATCTGCGACGCAGCGACAGGTCAATTAAACGACATCTGCGATGAAGAAGATAAGTTTGAGATCTATGAAGGTCCAGACGCTAACATGAAGTGGGTGCCAGTACCTGATGATGTTACATATGAGCACAGTATGATCAATGGCGTATGTGTCCACAGGGATGACCTTGAGGATCACAGAGAGCGTGCAACTGTTACTCGTGTCCTAGGATATGGCACCACTGGTGAGCAACTAGAGATGCAGTATTTGGATGCTGGTGATGGTGGCACACGTTGGAAAGATCACATTGCTAATGTAAGAGCAACCACAGTTTCACCTAGTAGTATTCCTGACTACGTGCCTAATCCTAAGCATCAGCAACTAGAAGGACGTAAAGCATGGGATAACTGGGTTGACAATTGGACCAATCCTCTGTAAAATAGTGATCTAAAGTCTAAGACTTTCTTTATTATATGAAAATTTGTATTGTTGGTGGCGGATCGTCTGGTTGGATGACCGCCTCTACTCTTGTAAAAGCATTTCCAGATTGGGATATAACCCTGATTGAATCGCCCAAGGTTGCCAGTGTTGGCGTGGGTGAATCCACAACGCAATTGTTTAGACAGTGGTTGCATTTCTTAGATCTTAAAGATGAAGAGTGGATGCCTGCATGTGATGCAACTTATAAGATTAGTGTAAGGTTTCATAATTTTAATAAAATTGGTGATAAACCTTGGCAGTATCCTTTTGGATTGCCGAGGACTGATATTGATATCCCACCAGATGTGTGGTGGTATGCTCAGTCACAACGTGGGTGGACTAATGATCAGTTTGCCAAAGATTTTTATGTGACAGCATATTGTGCTGAAAAGAATCTGCTGCCTGTTGCTCACAAATACTTCAACCTTAATAGGCAGACAGGATTTCACTTTGATGCAGTTAAGTTTGCAAACTGGTTGAAGGAAAACTATGCAATTCCTCGTGGTGTAAGGTATGAGCAAGAGCATATAACTAGGGATATATTGAATGAAGACTATGATCTATTCTTTGATTGCACTGGATTCAAATCACTGCTGAATGATAGTGAGTGGATTGATTACAGTGACTATCTACCTAACAATAGAGCATGGGTAACACGTCTCCCTTATACTAATAAAGAGGAGGAGATGAAACCTGTCACTGATTGCACTGCATTGTCATCAGGATGGGTGTGGAATGTGCCGACATGGGAGAGAATTGGCACAGGATATAATTTCTGTGATAAGTATATCTCTACAGATGATGCACTACAGGAGTTTGCAACTCACCTCAAGGTTAATCCCGATGAGCATGGATTCAGACTGATAGAATATAGGACAGGACGTAAGAAAGAGATATGGAATGGTAAGGTTGTTTCTATTGGTTTGAGTGCAGGATTTATCGAACCTCTAGAGTCAAATGGTCTGCTATCTACACATACATTCTTGACACAATTCTGCCGAGTAATGGCAGGTAAGGATCATGTCACTCAGTTTATGAGAGACACCTTCAATAACAACTCCAACTATAATTTTGATGGGTTTGCATCTTTCGTTGCACTGCATTATGCAATGACTCAACGCAATGACTCACCATATTGGAGAGCAGTTTCTAATATCAGATATCCATATGATAATCTGTTTAAGTCTGCTCAGATCAATTACATGGAGCAATCGATTCACTTCCCGATCAAGATTACATGGGAGAGTGATTCATTGTTGTGTGTGATGGCAGGACATGGATGGAATCCATTCAATGATGTTATACTAGATGAGATGGAATTCTTTGGTGGTGTGCCTACTAATGCTCGTGCAAATACATTTGAGATCCCTCCTTTCAACGGTATAGATACTATGACAACACCGCTTAAGTATTATTTGAGGACATTATATGCGAGTTGAATCTATTGTTGTTGTTGGTGGTGGTAGCAGTGGTTGGATGACAGCAGCAATGTTATCCAAGACATTCCCTAAGATGCAGATTGGTCTGATTGAAGGTGCTGAGGGACCAATTGGTGTGGGTGAATCTACATTGGGTCACTTTAATCGATTCCTAAGAAGATTGGGATTGAAAGATAAAGACTGGATGCCTGCATGTAATGCAACTTACAAGACATCAATTGCATTTAAGAATTTCAGAGATGGTAAGGGGGAGAGATTCCAATATCCATTCGGAGAGTTTGATCTATTTGATTATAAAGACTCATTGATGAGATACTTTGAGTTGCAATGTGAGTATGGTATGGATAAGTATCCACCAGAGCAATTTGCTAACTTTGCCAACAGTCAGACATACTTAGCAGATCAATGTAAGATCTCTGTTGATGCTATTCCTGACTGCATCTATAATTTTGATAAGGATACTGCATATCATTTTGATGCAGGATTGTTTGGTAACTATCTAAGAGATACCATCTGTATTCCTAATGGTGTGTTACACCTCAAGGGCACAATTGAGAAGGTAATGAAGAATCCTGATGGTAGTATTGACTCACTTGTTACTGATCAGGATGGATTGATTCGTGCTGATCTATACATTGACTGCACAGGTTTCAAGTCACTGTTACTTGAGCAGCACATGGGTAGTGAGTTTATATCATTTAAGGATAAACTATTCAATGATACAGCACTAGCAACACAGATTCCATACTCTGATCGTGAGAATCAGATGGAAACATATACTGACTGTGTTGCAATGGATGCAGGATGGGTATGGAATATCCCACTATGGAATCGTGTTGGCACAGGATATGTTTACTCATCAGATTATATCAATGAGTGTGAGGCAGAGGTAGAGTTTAGGAAGTATCTCAGTGAGAGATATACGCCTGAAATTGCCCAAGAATGCCAGTTAAGAAAGATTGATATCAAACATGGTAAACGTGATAGGGCATGGGTTAAGAATGTTGTGGGCATTGGATTGTCCTATGCATTCTTAGAACCTCTAGAATCTACTGGACTGATGACAACACACGAGAATGTCTTGCTGTTGTGTGATGTTTTAGAGAAAAGACAGGGATTCTATGCTAGAATGGAGCAGGATGCATTTAACTACAGTTGTGATAACATGATTGAAGCAATGAAGTGTTTCGTTGCACTTCACTATGCACTCAGTCAACGTGATGACAACCAATACTGGAGAGATTGCACTAACATTAACTTTGATATTGACCCTGCATGGAGACATTCAACTAGGGTTGCTCATGGTAATACAGTTGTAATGCTTGAAGGTATGGAGAATGCATTCAATAACCTAGAGCAACATAGTGGATCTATCTACATTGCTGCTGGTCAGGGTTATCGTCCATTCTCAGAAGGAATGTATCACGAGAAGAAGTCTACTACCCCTGAATTAGATGAGTGGATGGATGACATCCATGATATCCATACTAAATACCAACAAGACCGCAAAGTTATGATCGACTGGGTTGATCAACTACCATCACACTATGAGTACCTGAGGGACAACATTTATGATCTTCAAGAAGAAGAAACCGTGGGTTAGATTCTATTCCGTTGATCCTGGAGTTGCTGAATTGCAACCATGGATACCCGCAGCAAAACTGCACCGTAAATGGCGGACAGAAGCACTAAAGAATACTGCCAGTAAAGAGAAACGCTGCCCATATCTCAGGGTAACTAAACTCTGGGAGAGAATGTCTGCTGAATTGAGAGGAGAGGAGGGCATCCATGAGTTATACGAACATGCCGTAACATGCCCTGCATTGCGTGATGTTATGGACTCAGGTTATGTGTTAAAATGTCCTGCTGATATTCTGATCCATACTGATGGCACTGGTGTAAACTTTCAGTGGATCTCACAAATGAGATTCTGCACACAGACTGGTGGTCCAGGTAACCCAGGCAAATATGTGTCAGCACATATACCTGAACAAACTGAAGGTGTGCGTCAGTTGGTTAACCCACAGAAAGATGTACTTGACTGGACAATTAAACTAGAGTTGCCATGGAGAGTGCAAGCACATCCTGATATAGTGTTTATTCAAATGCCTATTCCCTACTGGGATGAGGATAGATTCACACCACCTACAGGTGTAGTTGATCCATCGTATTCATACGAGATTAACTTACAACTATTTTGGCATAAGATTGAGGAGGGTGAGTATATAATTAAAGCAGGCACTCCACTCTGTCAATGGGTGCCAGTGCATAGAAGTTTCCTAAGTAATAGGAACATTGATTTTCATTGCGAGACTGCTAATGAGGCAGACTTTGAAAACAATGCTATCATGGAATACCAACGCCATAAATCTTTTATGGAGATGGTAACCCTCAAGGAGCGTATCGCATCCCACAAGGTAATCCTTGCACTAAATAAAAACATCAAGAGGTTTATGTAACTATGGCAAAAGAAGAATCGCAGATTGTTACCCAAGACGGGCAAGATGTGCTTGAAGTGAATCTTGCCACACAGGCAGGAGTTGCTACTGAAGAAGAAAAGAAAGGAGTATTAGAAGAGATCGAAGGACTTATCTCTTTTGATCAACTCGTCATGAATTTCATCCAACAGTATGATGATATCAAGGAAGAGTATATCAAACTGCAGGAAGCACTTGATAACATGCATTACACTTCTACGATCACAAAGATCTCACTGGAAGAATTGCAAATCAAGAGAGATATGATGAATAAACTATCAGGTGCTGTTGAAGCATTGTCTCTCTACAAAAATCATGTGGATCCAGAAGTTACTGATCGTGAGTTTACTTTTGCTGAATGAAAACTGAATTGATATTTCCAACACCTGTTTGGAAGTTTGATAATGTAGGCATAGACCGAGAATCTCTCACTGATTTTGTATATCATGTGAAGGATGAAGACCCTGAGGGTCGTAAACAATCCAACATGGGTGGATGGCAATCACATGACTTTATCGATAGTGTCATGGATATCAATCCACTCAAAGATATTAGAAACGCCATCATGGAGCGAGCATATGCTGCTGCTGATGAGTTTGGATTCAGTGACTACACGTTGAAGATGATCAACATGTGGATCAATATCAATAACAAGGGTGCATCTAATCACGTCCACACACATCCTGGTGGTGTGTTGTCTGGTGTATATTATTTGAAACTACCTGACTGTTGTTATGGTAACCTCTCATTCATTCGTGACCTTAGTTACTCACAGATGAAAGAATACTGGGGTGATGGTAACAACGTGCATCGATGGGAGCATATGAATGAGACCGAGCATGATGTGTTTCCAGTAGAAGATCAACTCGTAATCTTTCCAGCATGGTTACAACATGCTGTCGGCACATCATCTGGTGAAGGTGACAGGATCTCTCTATCATTTAATATCACAGCATTTTCTAATCATTATCATGAAATATATCCAAGTAGACGATCTACTGACACCTAGTTACCTTCAGAGGTTATGCACATTGACATCGGGGATGAATGGATTCCCATGGTTTTTTCTATCTGAAGATATCAGTTACCAACCTACGTTGGGACAGTTTGGTGATGTGCCACTAGGTGATATCCCAGATGAGCAAAAGACTCTGGGATTTACTCATGTACTGTTAGATCAGGAGGGCGTAGAGAGTCCATTTCTGCCTATGTTTCAACCACTACTAGATAGTGTGAGTGATGCATTACCTTATCCTGTTGAATTCTTTCGTGCTAGGTTGGCATTACAACTAGCAAACGGTAAAGACTCACACAACGGACCACATACTGATCATGAGAGTGATCACTATGCAGCATTATTTTACTTACATGACAGCAGTGGTGACACTGTATTCTTTCATGAGTATGATGATCCAATGTATGGTGATGTTAACCAACGCTGGACAAAAGCAAGAACACAGTCATATAATGAGTGCTTCAGATCAACACCGAAAGCAAACAAACTATTTGCATTTGATGGTCATCGATTCCACTCATCATCTAACCCGACAACTAATCCATTCAGGGTTATATTGAATCTTAATTTTTATTGTGAGTATGATCTATTCGATTTTACAAAGTCTTAACAAAGACTGGTCACTTGATGACACGCCACACTATTGGAAGGGAGTAATTGAGGATCCTCACTATTACTGCACTTGGCAAGATGTAGAGTATTGTCTCAATCATCCTGAGTATTTTAAGATGCAGTTTATTAATAGAATTGTTGCAACGTTTGAAAACTACCCAGTATTTGAGAGAGCATGGGGTCAACCAACTCCTGATGCTGAGACATTAGTTAATATGTTTAATGATGGTCATAATCTTATCATCAATGAGTTTGATTTCATTGATCAAAAGAGGCAGAATATCATGCAAAGTGTAGAGGAGATGTTTCCTCCAGTGCAGGCAAGTATGCACATATATGCTGGTATAGGTGAAACTAAGTCATTCAGAATTCATGAAGACTTTGCTAACAATTTTATTATTCAAGTAGAGGGAGAGACACACTGGAAAGTATATAATAACCGTTGCTCTAATCTAATGTCACAGAGACATGACAACCCAGAGCATGACTATCTAGATTGTGCCATTGATGTTATAATGACGCCAGGTGATATGTTATACATCCCCGCTAGATGTTATCACCAAGCACAACCTAGCGGTAAACGTTTGAGTGTATCTATTCCAATGCAACATATGTGTCCTTTGAAACGTAAAGACAGGAGATGGCATGAAATCGTATAATCCATTTCCCATCATTCACCGATGTAAGTATGACTTTGGTTTTGAAGATTCAAAACTACAAGCAAGGACCATGGGTCACATGGTAGCAGCACAACAAGTGATCGACGATAACAAATATGAAACCCACGAGAAAGGTGGTGGCACTACAAGTGTAGTCATTAATAGAATCACTCCACCTCATATATGGGAGGAGTTTGAAGATTTTATGCCATGGTTTTATGAGCGTGTTAATAGGATATGGGACCTATGGCATCTCACTCCAATGAATAAAATGCTGTCAGAATCATGGATCAATGTGCATCCCAATGGTGCATGGACATCAGAGCATCATCATCAAAATGTCACAGTTGCCTGTGCTGCTTATCTATCAGTACCTGAGGGTAGTGGTAGATTTATGGTGAAGAATCCATACTGCCAGTATAAACTATCAGAACCTCTTGATTATAATTATTATGACATGGGTATGGACTGGGAGTATATCGAGGTGCAAACTAATGATGTGCTATTCTTCCCAGGATGGTTGACACATAAGACTGAAGTTAACAACACAAACAAAGATAGATATGTCATGAGTATGAATGTGATGGGTAACTATGTCAATTAAAGTATTTGATACTAAGGTAGTGAGTGAGGAGTTATTCTCTCAAGTAGTGCATCTCCCATATTATTACACTAGAGTTGATGTGCCACCCACACGATCACAACCTGAATTAGATCTAGCAGGGATGTATTGGACACACCAGTTTTATAACTATTGTCCAGTTGATGATCCTGATGAGTTACAATCTCCAGGATTACATGGTAGTGAGAATCCATTGTGGAAAGATGTGTTGACATATCTTGAAGCAAAGTTACCTGATATGCCACCACGCGAAGAATGTTATGCAGCATATATTAACGTGCTTAAGTATAATGATAACCCAGGTATTCATTGTGATGCACCATATCATGTAGATGATAATAAGACTGTGTTGGTATATCTCAATGCAGAGTGGAATCCAAACTGGGGTGGTGAAACTATATTCTATGATGGTGATTTAGAACCACAACGTATTGTGCAACCCAAACCAGGGCGTGTTGTTATGTTTGACGGGCGTATTCCTCACACTGGTAGACCACCAACGCCCAAGTATATGTTTAATAGATACATCATGGCATTCAAATATATGGATAGTGAGACAAGACATAAACTGTTTGTTGATCACGAAATAAATAATATGCCACCCGTTGAAGATCAAGGTATCGCTGGATTAAATGTTGAAACCGTGAAAAAGATTTGGCAATCCATGGACAAATGATCTTAATACGTTAACATACTCATGTCGGAGTATCACTCATGTTTAATAAGTCTGCCATCCTATCTCAACAAGAAAAATCATTGTTGAAGCACGCTCTCTTCTTATATCAGAAGAATGCACATGAAAAACACGGTCACATGACGATCGTGCAGAATGAATCACTCAAAAGTATAGTTGACACACTACATTTGTAATGGAAATCTTACCTCTCTTCTCACAACCAGTTTATATTGACGTTGTTAATCTAGACTCCGATGTATTGAGGAGAGCAGAAAGAACACCTATGCAAGATATGTCCCTAGATGGTGCATACAAGAAGAATGGATCCATGTCACAGGACACACAGTGGTTATCTAATCACTTAGATGTCAAAGATATTGTTGATCAACACATGGACATATATGTGCATGAAGCATTAACAATCAGTCGTAAACACAGATTACAACATCAATCATCATGGATTAATCACCATGGTATTGGTGACAGCGCCGCTGAGCATACTCATGTCAATAGTATGTTTAGCGGTTGTTTGTATATTAAGGTGCCTGAGAATTGTGGTGAGTTTCGCCTGAGGATGCCTAGCATGTTTCCGACTTACTTGACAAGCACTGTGCAACCTGATATCATGGAGAGCAACTACCTTAATCAACGGGAGTTTCCAATCGAACCATGTGAGGGGACTATTATTATCTTCCCATCTCACTTGCCTCACTATGTGTCACCCAGTGACACTGAAGAAGATCGCTACTCATGTGCCTTTAATTATTTCCTTAAAGGTCCATTTGGTTATGAAGACACCGCATTAACCTTATGACTATCCCACTCTTTATCTCTGAATCTGTGCCTAAAGAAATAAGCAACATCCTACGATCTCTCGAAAAAGGTATGCCTGCAAGGTATAAAGAATTCGAGGGCACGATTGAATTCGTGGGTGATGAATATATCACTCTATGCGTCTCCCAGAGACCTAATCCACCAGGATTTAGACAACCATACAACAAATGCTGTATGTGCATCTATCCCCAATATTGGGACGATCTAGAGATCGAGGATGAGCACTTCTATGATCACAAAGCATTTAGGGGCACGACTGATGATCATCCAGGCAACGATATGCTGCCTGATCTCAACAAGAGGTAGTGTGCCAGTTGGGTAAACTGTCCACTGTTTTGCCACTACATGCAAAAATGCTCTATATTAAGGGAGTTGAAAGCACTGCACCCAAACATGGACAAAACTATTTCCTTCGAGCGTTGCGTTGAAATCATTAACGAAGAGATCTATACTGAAGTACAACTAACTGTTGATGACTATCGCACATCAGCACGTCGTCCTATTGCACTTCGTAACTCTGACATTACGTTTGAATCGTATCTAAAATCATTTGAAACTGACGAGAAGCAGAAGACACAAACAGTCACTAAGTTTCTCCAGTATTGGTTTGCTGAAGCATTATCAATCATCATCGATCGTTATAACTTACCGATTGTTGATGGTTGTGGTGCTGGTCAGGATTATGCTTACGTTGGTAACTCATACCAAGGTAAACTAATCACTCAACCTATACCAATTGAGTATAAGTCTGCTGGAGGTAAGGATGGATCATCAGCATGTCTTGGCAACCTAGGTGTCAATGTCAAATGTGAATTGACCCTTGTTTGTCGTTACAAACTCGAAGGCAATCGTATCAGTGAGCGTCAGACTCTCACGATTGAAAACTCTGCTTACAAGTGGAAAGCATACAACAAAGGTAAGTTTGATCCTAAGACTGGTGAGTCTAAGTCTTCTAACTTCAGTGGATTACGTTGTCAGTCTGATAGTGACTATCAGGACATTGTGTGCTATTCTGGTAGACTAAAGAAGAATTCTACCTGGGTCAAATTCATTAAAGAAACAATCAATGCTTGATATTAACACCACACACTTCATGAATTGCATCGATGGGATGCAACAAATGGATGAGGAGAGTGTTGACCTAGTTGTCACCTCTCCTCCCTATGATGACCTGCGGACATACAACGACAGTAGTCAATGGGATCACAATGTATTCATGCAGGTGGCAGATAACCTCACTCGTGTGTTAAAGCAGGGTGGAGTTATCATGTGGAATGTTAACGACGCTACAGTCAAAGGATCAGAGACTGGCAGTAGTTTCCGTCAATGTTTATACTTTATGGATCAATGTGGTCTTAGACTACATGACACCATGATATATGAAAAGACAGGCACTGCCTTTGCATCTGGTCCTAAGAGTGTAAGATATACTCAAATCTTTGAGTATTGTTTCATACTCTCCAAGGGTAAACCCAAGACGATCAACCTCATTCAAGACAAGAAGAATGCATGGGCAGGTTGGACAAGTTATGGCAATGCCAAGACTCGTAATCAAGATGGCACCATGAATGACCCAGGCAAGAAGTCTAAAGTCATTCGTGAGTATGGTGTCAGGACTAACATTTGGAGGATCAAAAACTCAGGAGGTTTCGGACAATCATCCAAGGCAAGTTACAAACATCCAGCAACTATGCCTGAAGAGTTAGCACGAGGACACGTACTTACATGGTCTGATGTTAATGATGTTATTCTTGATCCCTTCATGGGAGCAGGGACCACCGCCCAGGTGTGCCTAGAAGAGAATCGCAATTTTATCGGTTTCGAGATCGATGAAACATATCATCAGATGTGTGAGGAGCGTGTGCTACCATGGACAGACAATGTATTCACTCGTTTATTATGACAATCCCAAACACACTGCCATTTGACATCACAAAGGAGAAGACAGTTGGCATCTATCATTTGAATAGAGATCACGCCCAATATGTCATCGACAACCACAATTTTGATAACAGAAAGATCTGTAAGAATCACATCAATGAGATCTATTCTGGTATCAGAGAAACAGGTTGGTTGTATGATGGTCAACCGATCACATTCAATGAGCAAGGTAACCTAACTGAGGGACAATATCGTCTCAGTGCTATTGCTAAATGGCATGATGCTGATGATACATTTGAGTGTATTGTTGCGACTGGTGTTGCCCTTAACTGCTTCTCAAATACTGTGCTCGCTAAACCTAGACGAGCATGTGATGAGATCCAACGTAAAGATAAGACTGCACTTGCCAGTGAAGTTGCTATTCTTGGTGACGTATTACGTCGGCGTCGTGGTGTTAAACTCACAATCAATAATGCTGTGAGAGAGTGGGAATTGTGGTCTGATGACATTCGTGAGGGTGTTGCATTGGTTGATACTTTCCTCACAAATACTGACAAGTTTTCATCTCAGTCGAAAGTATTAGGTGCATGGGCAACACTTGCTTGCTCACACAAGTATAATCAATCTGCTCTAACTTTCCTTGAGTTATTAGAGGAGGAGATTCTTGCTCGCCTTGAGGGTAAAACTACTAAACTAACATCTGATATAATTACTTACTGGAATACAAATTCAGTTGACATGAGTAATGAGGGTCGATTGACTCTATTCTATCAACTATTGTGTATTGGTCTTGATCGTATCATCACCAGTGAAGATGGTAGGATTGAGTTAAATGTCACAGTTGCTGACATGCACCACGACAAACTCAAGAATCGTGGTTGTTATCGTAAGTTTCTATCATTATGATGCTACCTGAAAGTTTCACACACACTCCACCAAAAGGTTATTCCTATGAGGTTAAACAACATAAGCAGAGTATCCTATCTATTTGGATTTGCGATCATTCTGAATACGTTTACAACGGTGGTGCTCCTGTTAAATCTATCTGGGGTTTTTACAACACAAGAAAGCACACCTACATTGCTCCAATCAATCACAAGAAACCAGGCAAAGTAGTTGACTTTGCTGACACTCGCCCGTATACATCAATGCAACTCGATCTAGGTCCACTTGCAGGTATACTATGTTAAGAGGTAAGTGCAAAGTCACTCCTAAGAGTGATAAGGCAAAGACTATCTTTGCCAACGATCTAAACTCTAAAACATTAGTCTATCTTGAGCACAAACGTGCTGATCGCTGGTTTTTCAGTGCTATCGACAACGTTGACTTCTGGTTTTGGGTAGACTATCCACATGACAATGACTGGGACTATCATGAAATCAATTAACGAATTGCCACCCTATTTCACACAGACCAGCGATGCCCCTTATGACCGTCACCGTTATAAGATATGGTGCAACGATAACAGTGTGAAGATCGTATCCTCATGGGAGGAAGCACAAACAGCATGGTGGAATTATCACCAATTCATTAAAACTATTGAGGTAATCGATGCAAAACAACAACAACCCAAAGGATTTCAATGACGTTGATGGTCTCTCCATCACAACAAATGATGATGGCACGTTTGAAGTGCAATGGGATGAGAATGACCCTAGATATAGTATGTTTAAGGGTTTAACCGAAGAGCAGATTCAACTCATGATCACAGAAGGATTGCGAGAGATTATCAACAGGGAGGCAGATGATGATGAAAGATGGTAGATCTGAAGGAGAGAAAGTTGCCAAGGCATTAGAGCAACTTAAGGACATGATGGCACGTTATTCTGATACTACATTGGATGGTGAATCCCTTGAGGGTAGTATCAGTGAGCGTGTCAACAAGTGTAAGGAATTAAACGAATTATTAGACTCAGCATATGATGCATCCCAAGGACGAGATAACGATAGTTGATGATTACTTTCCACCATGGATGGTGGAGAAAGTATCACAAGATCTAGAGTTTATGCCTGTTAGGTATAATAACTCACCATATGCAGATTTTGAGAAGGCACGATTCTTCGGGTCGATGTTAGTGCAGGATGATCGATTCATTGACATTCAACCATGGTGGTTTATTGAATATTTCAATCACTGCATGTGGAATGATTTGTGTAAAGAATGGACTGTGGGTCATTGTCATCGTGTGCTCTTAAATGCTCAGATTGCAGGTCAATCAGGGTGTGATCATACTGATGCTGATAGTGACAATTATCTCAGTGTTATCTACATGGGACATGGTAACAGTGGCAATACTGTGTTTGAGGATGATACTGTAGAATGGAAACTAGGTCGCTTAGTTATATTCAACTCAAGCGTGATCCATCGCGGTGATGGACCTGAGAGCGGATATCGTGTGAGTCTGGGAGCAGTCTATCCTAGTGTGCCAATCCGCAAACTGGTATCAATTGACGGCACAGGGGCACCCTGACCCCTTATAATTGATTCATAAGCAAAGGACACGATGATCAGGACTATCACCAAAGCACAGGCGCTAGAGCAATTCCGTTACAACTGGAAAGTTGACACAAAACAGAATCCTCGCCTACGTGGTGATGCCGTTGCAAAGCGTCTAGAGTGGTCATACTTTACTGACTCACTTTGTCGTGAAGGTTATATCACCATGAGCAAGTACGAGTCATGGTCTAACCCTTTCTGATCACCCTTAATTAACAACAATGACTGACTTTATTTGTGCCTACTTTGGTAAAGACTGGACTATCACTGCGAGAGGTTTCGCTAACACTCAAGAGGCAGAAAAGCATGGTCTGTTTATGATGCCAACTCCAGGATGTTTCGGTTTCGCTGTTATTGCTGAGAATGACATTGTGGAGGGTTGGCAACTACGACTAGAGCGTAGTTTGTTATCACCAAACGAGCGAGTCATCAAAGACAATCTCAACAACTACAAAATTGTTTCTTATGCCAATTGATAGTAAAGCAAGAGTATTAGGCAGCGTTGGTGTCATCACTGCCTATTTTATCATCCTCCATGTGAATATCTTACTCGGTGTAAGTATTCAACTTATTGCTGATTTAATCAGTGTGCCCTATTTTGTAAGAACTAGAGCGTGGGACGTTGTTATCATGCTTTCGTTCCTGCTCGTGATCAGTCTCTCAAAACTAACCACCTCGTGAAGTGTCCACCATAGTGGCACAGCACCCCAAAACCGTGTATATTAAGAGAGTCAAAGGAAAACACCTCCAAACATGCAACTCACAAACTCCATCTGTATCGTTGATTTCTTCCCTGAGGCATTCATCGCTGAGTCTGATGAAGTCAAAGGCATGAAGGTCACAGTTCGTCGTTTCGTTAAGTGTGTCACCTTTCGTGTTAACGGACAGCAGTCTTATTCCACAGTGACAGCACTCACAGCACGTAATGAGTGGGCAGAGCGTATCGCTGGAGGCGCTACGGTTACTGACTACCACACCGACAAGATCCCTGCTAATGTATATCGTCCGATGTCATGTGTGGGGTGATTCCCCCTCACTAACTGCAAACCCTTCTTACTTACTTTTCTCATGAATTACACTCTCAAGCAACTTCAAGAACGTGTCAACAAACTGATTGAGCAACAGGGCGAAGATGCAGAGTGTGGAGCATGGATCTATACCAAGAATGATTGTCATCTAACGGATGAAGATGGTAACACTGATTATGATAACAATGTAGAAGATCCTGCACTGATTGCACGTATCTTTGATGATGTAGGCAACGTTGATTACATCTACACTGTGATTCAAGAGGCAGTGGATGAAGCAACAGAAGAGCAACTTAAGGTGGCAGCATGACAACATTTACTAAACGACAATTTGAGTTAATTGCTGATGCTGTAGAGGACTATGCTGTGTTGATTGATGAGGACTCTGCTGACGAATGTGCAGAGATTCTTGATATCATTGAAGCACAGTTACAACAACCACCAGATCCACAGGTTTCACTATATCGTGAAATCGTCAACTTTTACTCAAACCCCCTAAATTCATGAATTACGACATCAACGAAAAAGAAACTTCACTAGATAACATGGGTGACACATTGCTGGAGGCAATGAGACTTTGCGTCGAAGATTCACGTCCTACTGATGCTAAAAGCATCTTAAATGAGTGGGTTGTTGATGGTCGCGATCCTCTAGATGGTGAGTATGAGTTTATCTTCATCCCCAATAACACTTTGATTAACTAATGCAATGTCTTTGAATAATACTGATAAACTGAGAACTGCATTGCAGCAGATCAGAAACGTTGAGATCATTGCTGAGGATCTTATGCACAGCAGGCATATCCTCAAGCATACTAACGTTGTTAAGTATGAACTTCAAAGACAACTTGCACTCTCTAATGCACATCCAGACGACCTCACCAGCGACACCTGAGACCGTGTGCCAATCGAGGCACTGTACCCAAAATCAGGAAAACCCGTTGCAAAGGGCGTCAGAACTGCTATCATACGGACATGACAAACAAAGCATTCCTTCTGACCGACTCCTCCTTCATCCAGGCGCTGCGCGACCTGCCTGCCTTCCTCCTCAGCACCGACGCTGATCTCGACATGGCATACGATTGGGTGTGTGATCAGTCCCGTCCCTTCGCAGGCGATCCCGCTGCCTTCGATCTCTTTTATGATGTTTACAACGAGACTTTCGACGCTTGATTGAGTCTAACCTAATCACACTATCTAACAACATCATGATTGAGACTATCGACATTGATTACACCACAGTGAGTGGCACTTCTATCCTCTACAGTGAGGACGTATTCATTCAATTTGACTGCATTTATAATGATGCAGGCATCAAAGTCCCTGCATTTCAGATCACTGAAAACAGCAGCGATGGTGCAAAGTATAGAGTGAATGCACGTCGTCAACAATACACAGTGGACAACCAGTTGTTGTACATTTTCCCACAAATCACCACGTTTGACACCATTGACGAGTGCAAACAATTCATCTTTGAGTATATCAACGACTCGGTATCTCAAGCGATCTTCGATGATCAGCACCGCAACGCATTGGAGGCACTTAAGTGAGACTTATCCTCGTCGCTATTGTTGTCATCGTTGGTGCTAATATAGGCATCAGTGCTGTTAACAAGGTATCACAATTTCAAGAGACTAAGATGACACGTTTCTGTCAATCTGTACCAGTTGGTGCTAGTTACGATGAGGTGTGCAGAGACTATCGTTGAGAGTGTGACAATCCACTAACCTGCACACCAGCACCCTCTAGGGGGTGCTTTTTCATGGGTTTTCCTGTATACTTGTTATATCGACAAACAAACAAGACTTTGATCACACTCCGTCCCCACCAGTCACGCGCTCTCGACGCGCTTTGCTCCACTGGTCACGGTCAGGTGATCGTCCCCACGGGCGGTGGTAAGACTATCATCATGATCGAGCACGCTCGGCACCTGTTGACGCACGGACCTCGCACGATCGTTGTGGTTGCTCCGCGCATCCTGCTCGCTAATCAGTTGAGCGATGAGTTCATGGAGCATATCAGCGGCACCTGGACGCATGTGGCACACTGCCACAGCGGTGAAACACATCATTTCTCTACTACTAAGAGCGACAAACTTGCTCTCTTCAATAACACTGCGCGAGCAGCAAATGAGTCCTGCATTATATTCACGACTTATCACTCTTTGCGCCGTGTTGTAGATAGTGGCATCGATGTTGATGCTATCTATTTCGATGAAGCACACAACGCTTGCACACGTAATTTCTTCATTCCTGTTGCTGCGATGAGTCTTCATGCCGATATGAAGTATTTTTTCACTGCAACACCTCGTGTCTCTAATCGTCATGATCGTGGCATGAATAACGTTGAGGTTTTTGGTCCTGTGCTGTGCAATGTGCCTGCTCCTGAGTTAGTCCAAGGCGGTCACATTCTTCCCCCTACGATTGTCCCTTTCGAGACAGATCACAGCGTAGACAAGAAGAATCCACACCTCGTACACAGTAACACTGTGCAGGATATCATCGACAATCTCGATGAGACTGACGCTGCAAAGGTGTTAGTTGCTGTGCCCTCTAGTCGTGTGCTGGGTAACATCCTAGGCAGCACAGATCTCCTCCATGAGTTGTCTGAGCGTGGATATGATGTGCTTCATGTTACATCTAAATTCGGTGCATACGTCAATCGCACGAAGGTATCTCGCGAGGTATTCTTTGACACGTTGACACAATGGGGCAAAGAAAAGGATCGCAAGTTTGTTATCTTCCACTATTCTATTTTGTCTGAGGGTATCAACGTCCCTGGTCTCACTCATTGCATTTTACTCCGTAATCTTAACGTTGTTGAGATGGCACAAACGATCGGCAGAGTTATCCGTCTCGATCGTGATGATGCAAGCAGATTGCAGTCAGGTGAGTTACAACCACAGCAGTGGAGTTTGTATAACAAACCCACAGGTTTTGTGACTGTGCCTGTGCATCGCAATTATGGTGCCGCTGTTTGTAAGCGTCTCCAGCGTATTGTTGATGAGATCTTTGTTAAAGGTGTCCCCGCTACTGCACTCGTTTGATGATTGATTTCTCTCGCTTTGAATCAGATAGGATGACCCGCTTGATGCACACATTGAGCGGTAATACTGATCCCACTGAGTATTTCGACTTAGGTAGAATGATTGAGTTTGCATGGCAACAATACAGTGATGATCAGTTGATCAGAGTTAACAAGAAGGGCGTAGATCTCATCGGTGCTGAGGACTCTATGACCTACGAATCTAAATGCATTACATTCAAGAATAAAGCAAAGAATGCGGTGCGTGGTGTTATCGTAGCGAATGGATATGGAGCACCATCATTAGATAGATTTCACGCTGCTGATTACTATCTCTTCACTGATTACAGAAACATGAAGATCGCATGGTGTCATGGGCATCAACTCTATAACGTGAAAATCAATGGAAGCACTATCACTGCCTCTGCAAATCCTTTGCCTGATCAATTCATTCATCTGCCACTGATAGCAACACCATCAACCAATTTCTTCGAGGATAAGCATCATTTCATAATGCAGTACATAAACACGATATAATGTGACAGTGCGACAACTGTACCCAATATTGGGTTTGCACGTTGGCACACGCCTCAAAACTGCTACAATACAGACAACGAGGGGCACAGAAGACCGCCTCTCACAACTCTACTAAATCAGACTCATGCGTAAGATCGAAACTCAAATGAATCAAGCGGTTGCTAACTCCACAAACTGGACATCAGGCAACACCACAGTTCATTTCAATGAGGAGGAGAATCTCTCAATCGTAAGACTTCACGGCAACAAGATTGCTGAGATTGGTGATGACTTCCTTCGCATCTTTGATGGCGGTTGGCAGACTGTAACCACCAAATCACGCTTAAACGCTCTCATTGATCGTTTCTGCAATGCTGCCACTGATGGAGTATTTCAGAAGGATTATCAGTGGTTTGTGCGTGACAACGGTCACACTGATACATTCATCAACGGTTACACCTTCGCAGAAT